ATAACAGTTAGCCTTTTTCTTTTCTAATCATTCCTGCTCTACTATTTCGCTCCTCGTCTTGCTGTCTCTTATATAAGTTCGTAGTTTGTAATAAGCAAAAAACACCCCTATCAAGGTCAATAAGAATTGAACAAAGTTAGTAGCGTTTGATAAATAAAACTCCCCAAATGTAAGCTTTTTTACAACGTCAATTAACGTAAAAGAGTATAAACAATAGAAGCTATAATTTAGCGTGTTGTATAGCCATTTTATTATATGCATAATCAAAGATTTGGGAGGTAATAATCAACAAATATAAGAAAAAATAAAGTTGCTCGTTTAACAATTCGTAAACACTGTTTAGAAAAATAATAGCAATTATACACCTTATCAGATAAATGTTATCTCTTGTGGGTAAAAAGAAATAATGTAATAATGAAATTGCGCATAAAAAAGTGTCAATTAAATCGAATATGAAAAAATTATCGTTATAAAACTGACTATTTTTTAAGAACAAAAAACAAAAAACCCAATTACTCACTATAACAATAGGCAAGTAATTGAGTGTTTTATCAATAGTTTTCATTATGTTTTTTTAGGTCTCGGAAGCCCTACGTTGTCCGCTTCGGCAAATATTTGCGGTGTGTTTGGTTTATTTTTATCCGATGCCAAGTAACCAATTAATACCAATCCAATAGCTAAAAGTAATTGACTCCCTGACTTATCCGTAAAAGCTCCGCTATTATAAGCCTGAATTAAAGCGTCAATCAATAAAGGCAATCCAGTAAGCAATCCCGCTAAAGTTGTTTTTAAGTTTTTCATGTTTATTTAATTTAATTTATTATTAATGTGAAACCCACGTTGTTCCGTTGTAGAATACAGGAGTGACTACTGCACCGCCTCCTACTAATGCCCCAAGATAAGTTGGAGTCAAAGCATCTGTTACGTAGGCAGTATCTCCCCGTACTCCAACTGGTAATGTTGCAACTGTATAATTTTTCAATCTAACAACGTTAGTTGAAACTATTATTGGTATGGTTGTTGTTCCTGTAAATGTAGGAGATGATATATTTGCTTTTGTTTTTAAATCTTTTTTAATAATATCCTGAACAATATCTAAAGATATTTTGGACGCCAATAACTTACCTCCTGATGCATTAGGGTGTAGGTAAGCAGTATCGTATGTTACAAATTCTGATATATTTCTATTCCCCCACAGATTATCGGTTCTAACAAATCTTATATTATGATTTTTAGCCGCTTCTATTACGGCATTTGCGTAATCTAAAGTACTTAACCCTTCATTGTTTATAATGCCAATTTTGTTTGTAAAAATATCTCTATCGGGGTATTCTCCATAAGGCGTTGCTAATGCTATAATTATTGCGTTTGGGTTGTTTGCTTTTAATTTAGTAAATGTATAATTTAAAGCTCCGTAAAATTCATTTATATTAGTTGAATTAACCCCACCTAATGGAACATTTTGAGACCAGTCATTAGTTCCTGCCATAATTGTTATTATATCAGAATCTGTCGGAATAGTGGCTAATTTTGTATCTTGATTTAATGACGATGTTCCTGTTCCTGTCAAAGTATATCCGCCATATCCGATAACTACTGAATGAGCGTTTAAATATTTAGCAAGTAACGGTTGCCAAGTATTTTGAAAAGTTATTGAGTCTCCGTAACTCGAAAGTTTAAACGACTTATAAAAATAAAAGTTGTTTAGCCCCGACACATTGGTATAAGAAACTCTTATTTTTTTTGCTCCGAAAGGAGCTGTCAATAAAACATTAGGTCCTGCAACACTTATTCCTGATATAAAAACGTTATTTACGTCGTACCAAGCTCCGAATACAGACCCCCCTCCTGTAACTTGTTGATGTTTATATTTAAACCCTTCAACAACATCAATATAATCAGTAGTTGTATATCCAGTGTTTGCCGACAAAGTACCATTTGACGTATTTATTATAAAATTAACAGAATAGTTAACCGTTTCTGCTAAGTTTTCTGAAATAAATTGCCCTAAATTACCATCGCTATTATTTATTTCGTATGACGTTATTTTTTTTGTATTGTCCAAATTAGCCTTTACGTCTATTTGAGATTTAATAACACCTTGATTTGGTAATGTGGCAGCGGAAAAAGATACTGTGCCGTTAGCCTGTATGTCGTCAATATCGTTGTTTATATCTTTACCAACTAATAATTTACCTCTCCACCTTCCGAATAATGTAGATACGTTCCCGAATACAGATGTATTGTCTCCAAGCCCTGTAGATTTATTCCCTACCACCAATTCATTTATAGAATTGTTGGCTTTTGCTTTAGTTCCCGTCCCAATGAAGATAGAGCCGTCTGCGTTGGTTAATGGAGTTACAGAATCTGATAAAAATCGAGCCGCCTGAAATCCTAATGCTATAAACTCCTTTCCGCTTGTAATCGAATAGCTGGATTGGTATCCTGTTGAAACAAAATTTGTAGCACTTAAATTACTGTATGCCGCACTAAATCCTTGAGCTAAAAAATTAACTCCTGAAACATTAGAAAAACCAGCAGAGGCACCCATTACGGTATTACTTGGAAAACCACCGTTTCCTCTACCAAAAGTAACACCATTGGCTCTTATATCTACAATGGAATTCAATAAAGTACCTAAGTCTGATAAATTACTATTTAGAAAACCTCCGTTGTATTTAGGTATGTTTTGAGAAGATATCCCTGTTATTACATTTTGCTTTGCTGCCAATCCTGCGATAGTAGCATCAACAGTTGGGTATTTAGTTCCTGTACCGTCAATAGTTAAGTCGTTTTGTTTGTTAGCTATATTTTCTTTACTTGCCCCTGAATCTACCTTATCTTTACGAATCTTTTTACTTGTACCTTGCGCGCTTTCCGTAGTATCCGAAACATCAACTATATACAAAAAGTCATTGTCAGCAGGTGTAATTAATTCCGTTAAATCTGTTAATTTTTTATTTGCCATTTTTTTAATTTAATAAGAAATTACTATCTTGTAATAAAAATCTATCGTTATTTTGATATAAGAAAAAGAAAGGTTCGTCCGTTCCCATGTCTATAAATCCTGCGCTATTTAAGTCACTTATAAAATACGCACTATCTTCCTCTTTGCCTTGAAAATCTATTTTAATACCGTTTAAATCGCTTTTTCCTGAGCCTGTTGTATAAGTTACGTTTCCAGAATTTAAACCGTTATATAGTCCAAAAATTCTATATTTACCGTTGTTATCTTTAAATAATAATCTAAACTCTAAAGAACTCAATTCATTTATATCTTTTGTGCTTGAAGTCGGAAAAGTCAAAGAAATACTTTGATTATAAAATTTACCTCCCTCATTTATTTCCATTGTTTCAGTAGGTGTTGGATTTTGAACGCTGTTAAATTCGTATATAAATGTTTCAGGAAAAGAAACTAAATAATTTCCATCGGTAACTATTTGACTCCTATTATATTTTTTAAATTTTAATAGCCAAATATTACTTACACCCGAACTGCCATCCTTACATTTACGATTAAATCCGTTTATAATTTCCATCCTGCTGTCAAATTCATTCCCTTAATAGCGTTAACCTCGTCTTGGTAACATTTGTATTCTGGTAAATAATTTTTACAAATCCACTTGTTAAATCTAATCACGTACATTTGAGCCATATTTTTATATTTACCAGCCAAAAACTGCACTTCTTGTTTATCTACAACCTCTATTTTATCGCCAGTATGTTTATAGATTCCTGCATTATCAACCATGTAAGATGCAATCTCTATATACTGAGCTACTGATTCATTTTTAGTAATTGGCTTAATAAAATCGTTGTATAATTCCAAATATAAACCGCTTAAAGTATTCGCTGTTTTATCAGCGACTATCTTATCATACAATTGGCTACCAAGTAATGGTTCAATCGTTGTAAGTTGTACATTTGCAATGCAAAAAACAAATTTATCAGTATCGGTATTTCCGCTCAATATCGTTGAGCTGGTCATTTCTTGCGGTGTTATAAATAATAATTCAGCCATTATTGAAATCTTTTATTTGTTGGTAAAAATCCATTGTAAGGCATATCTTTTGGCTCTTTATAAACTAAGCTATTATTTGCTTCTGGAATAAATTTATTTTCTTTTCTTGTTTGAGCTGGCGTAACTTCAACCGACAAAGGACTATTAACATCAGGATTTTTGCTTCTGTCTTTTTTAGCATAGATTACCCTATACCATTTATGATGGCAATCACCACCGCCTTTATATAACCAAATTGAATATGTGTTTGCTCCCTCAGGACCCCATCCTGCGTTTACCGATTTACTACCCATTGCGATAATATCTTCTTTGCGATATATCTTTGATGCACTTACCATTTTTTGGCAAAATTCCCTTTGTGGGTTATTTGAACCTGTGTATTTATACCTTACTTTATATATGTCGCTATCTTGCGCACTTTTTGCGTTTGGGTTTGCAGTTCCTGTTGTAGCTAATTGTAAATCAATTTTTTCTTCTTCTTCATAGTCAACTTCCCTCTCATCTATAATATCCCATTCGTTTAAATCTTCATCTTCACCCAATCCTAAAAACTCATCTAAAGCACTCTTTTTTTTTTCGTCGTGTGAGTGCATTTGAACTGCTTTTTGTTCGGTTAATGGTACGAAATATAGGTCTAAATTAATATTGTAAAACGTTAGGATTTCTTCCAATGCTTCGGTTATATATCTTTGTTTAGGTTGTATAACACGTTTCATTAATTGTGCTTCCGCTTCATCTAATTCGTTCGCATTATTACCCAAACCTCCCTCTGACATAATTCCGAATAATTTAGGACTTACAACCTTATGTCCTGTCATTATCTGCTGTCTGCTTTCACCCGTAAGATATTCCCATTGTTTATGCTGTGCATCATTTACAGGAAAAGGTATTACGGTAATTTCAGCATCTCTCCCATTGAAACTAATAACAAAGTTCATAGCGTTTGGCGAACCTGTTAATTTGGCTTTTATTTTATTTTCTAAGTCGTCCTTTTCTTCGGGTAAATAAGTACCACCGTCAGGGATGTTTATAATATATCCAGCACTTAAACCCTTTTTTATTGAATTAATATAAAAGTTAGCCAGTTCCTCTTCCATTTCAGCATAAGGCAATGCACTTAAATAGTCAGGGTCGGAAAAATAGTTTTTACCAGCCTTATATGGTTTTATACAATAAATCTCTATATCTTCTTTTGAAGTTCCAAAAGCAGGATAAGGAACTGGTGTGTATTTTTGTGGATTGCTCCAATCCTTAGAATACCAATAAGTTTCTATTATACCATCTTCATTCTCTATACAAGGCACTATCTGTTGTTTAGGAATATGGTATATAGCACCCAAACTTTTTTTGTCTTTTGATTTAATTACTTGAATTGATGCTTCCCCAAATAACTCAAAGTCAGAAATAATTTTACGCAATTCTTTTGAACTAAAAAGAGAAACAAAGTTTATCCAAGCGCTTGTATTTACATTTTTAGAACGTAAACCGCTACCATATATAAGATTACAATAGGAATCTATAATTGCCGAATTAGTAGGCGAACCGTTGAACCTATCAATAACATATTGATAAAACGAATTTTGCTTACCGTTTAAAACCCAGTTTTTAGATTTATTTTCCTCTAATTTAGGTCTAACATAGTTGCTTAGTTGTAATAATCTTATATCGTTACTCATAAAAGTATAGGTCGTTTGTTGCTTTAAAATCTTGTGTTATCTGAGAAGTTGCAAAAATTTTATCTCTGTAAATTATACCGTTTGCATCTGTTATCTTAACCTGATATTTGTCGTTTTCTGAAAAATTAAAATCAAAAGTCAATGTCATTATTCCATTTTGCGTAACATAAATAGGAGTCAATGTAGTTTCTACTTGCGTTAATTCATTATATAAAAACAAATTAATTTCACCATCAGCATAATAGCGTGGAATAATTGCGATTAAATGTGTCGTATCGTTTGGGTCAACTTTCTTCATATTATAAAAACAAAAAAACCGCTTTTTTGTTACGAAAAGCGGTTAATTTAAAATAAAAAATAAAAAAAGAATTAAACCAAAGCCAAAAATGCTGTTACGGTTGTAGCATCTAATTTCGGAGAAAGTGAACCTGTTGTAGAAACACCCGTAAGCGTGTAACCGTTTAAGTCTGCTTTTGCTCCACCTGTTGACTGTGCAACTGTAAAATCTATACCATCATCAATTCCGATAGCGTGAAAAATACCGTTTCTATCTTTTACGACTGCCATAGGGAAACCGTAAGCTAAAATATTCATTTGAGCCGAAGTAACCGCATCAATTTTCTTAAGTACAAAAGTACTTGTTTGTGTGTTA